ATACGTACTTCTGATCCATTCTGATCTTCTACAACAGAAGCAATCTGTGTACTATCTGCTCTTACCACTATTGCATAAATCCGTCCACGCCTTGCCTTGAAATCACCATCCGCAGATGTTACTATATCACATCCTGTTCCACCTGCTATTCTTTGTGTCCTGTCTTGCATTATATTATATTTTTATAGTTTATGAACTAAAAGCTGGGGTATTGGTTGTATCAAACATTGAACCAAGTTCAAGAGCATTCCATTGAGAACCATCCCACTGAAGTAAAGCAAATTCGCCTGCATTATTAAATGTAAGTGTTCCTACATCACTTCCAAATGTCCCAGTTACTATTCCTTCCCCACTACCTACACTATCACCTCCATCTGCTTTCATCAGTATCTTTTTCAACTGCCCTGTAACAGTTCCATCAGGAAGAATAAAGGTGTCTCCTGCAGAATCAGTTGATATGAGTGAAAGATAAGCATCCAAACTCAGGGTTGTCTCACTTTCACCTGAAGATATCTCTTCCTGAGCTATATAAGTTATAATATCTTCATAAGCAGCTGAACCAAGTCCAAGAATAACTTTTGTTTCAGCCAATGTTTTCTTTACAATAGTACCGCTTCCACTTGCTATAAGGAAATCATTTGCGGCAGTAGCGAGAGAATGTTTAACATAGTCAGACGTTGGAGTATCCGTTCCAATCCCAAGTTGCAACTTCAACTCATCTATCCTTGTCCCTGACTTCGCTCCCTTTAATGTGTACAAATTGTCAATTACTCTTTTCATAATATTTTAAGTTATACGTTGTGCAAATTTCTTTTGAGTAAGGTGAGAAAATGCACCAGAACTGGCGTCACACTGATCTTTGAACGTGCTATATGGAAAAAATCTAAGCTCCTCAATATAATCTCTATGCCAACTTCCTATCAATAACATCACATTACCATTGTTTACCTGAACACTGAATGGATCTGCCCTGAACACTTTATCTCCTGTCGGACGCTCTGCATAAGCTGCATACCCACCTAAATTACGAATTGTGCCTTCAGCTGACTCTTTTCCACCTGAATTATGAACAACCACATCATTTACCAAAAAACTTTCCCCTTCTGAAACCTCTAAACAACGACATGGTAAATGTTCAATTTTTTCAATTGACACAATAGGATCAGGCAAATATGATTGAGAAAAATTAAGCATATTAAATACTTTTAACTTTTCTCCTTTAACTCCATAAACAGGAATATATTTAGCAAATCTTCCCATAGTTCCATCAGCTCGTCTTGTAGTTAATCTGTAACAAGAATGTCGTGTTTGTTGAAATTCATCTTTATAATTACGCTTTCTTAACATCGTATAAATCCCAAACCGTAATAAACTACTCTGGACATCCTTTAATAATTCCAAATTTGCCCCATAATATTCTACACACGGATGATCTTTTTTATTCATTACACTACCATCACATGCTAAAAATGCCCCCAAGAAATTAGCCAAACATTCATTATTAGCTTGTAATACCCAATCAGGAATTCTTTTCTGAAAAGTATTTTTACCGGCTAAACCCCGTTCTTTTAACCAATCTTTAACTCCATCTGAAATATAATATGTCCATCCTTTACTTCCCCCCACATGAACTTTAAATCCTAATTTTTCAGCACAATAAATAATATCCTCCCCTTCAGTAACATCAGAACAAACTATATTTAAATTACAAGTAATTTCTTTTCCTCTTGTCCAAGTACAACACCCATCCCCAACAAAATATCCTGCTAAACGACATTCTTCCACAGTTGGGAAAGAAGAAACATTTATACTATTTTCTGTTTTTAATGCTAAAACATCGCCAACTTTTAAATCATTCGCTATAAGATACCCATTAGGTGTTAAAAAAGGATGTGTTAATGCTGTATGTATTATTCTTCCAGAATCTGTTGTCATTTTCAAAATAGGTAACTTTCCTTGTAAAAATACATTAGTTACATTAACAACTGTCCCTGTTCCATTTATAATCAAATCTCCTTTCTTAATATCTTTCAATAACTTTACTGTTCCATCAGCCATTTGAATATTTTCTTCTTCCCAAATTGGTCCTGGTTCCTGCTCCACCCAGACTTGCACTCCATTTCCATCAGCCTCTGCAACGTTTCTAATAACACTCTCCCTCTGATCCGTTCCCCATCTCCCTCTCTTTACATCTTCTACTACCCATTTACCACTCATCAACAATGACATCTTTACTCCTGCGGTATAAGCTCCTGCATCCTGTGTTCCTGCCTTATCCCAATATCTAACCGTCTTTACTATATTTGCCTTCGGAGGCATTGTCGTTAGTACTGTCAGTCTGTCTACCTTAAACATTCCACCACCTGGAGGTGTTGGATTTTGCCCAATCTGTCCTGCATAACCATATTGTCCAAGGTCTGACTGGAGGTCATTGAGGACTTTCCAAGGCATGCGCACCGGATCGAATAAACCATCTTTATTATAAAAGTGTATCATTTCCGGAGGTTGCACTTGTTTTTCAAAATTACGAATTTCCCCTGGTAAACTTATGTGACGAATATTTTCTTTTTGTTTTGCCAAAATATGCCCACTGGGATCGTCCTGATGCAAACGCTGTTGAATGAGGATTATTGGTGTTATATCCTTATTGGTTTTACGTGTTGGTAATGTCCCTTCCATCCAACGATTGGCATTACCAAGTTCAATATCAGATGCTGCCTGAGTAGGATTCAATGGATCGTCAACAATAAGTATGTCACCATGAAATCCCATTAATGTCCCACCTACTGATGTCGTATAACGTCCACCATATGTACTGGAGTACTTATGATGCCTTCCCGCATAGTCTGTAACTTTCTTTGCAATCCTGAAATTGCTCTTTGTATCTTTATCTTCCCTGATTTCAATATCGGGATAAAGTTGTTGAAATTTCTGACTTTTTAAAAGGTCCCTGCAGTAATCCGCTGATTCCAATGAGAGTTGACTCGAATACGATGCCGTTATAAAACGAATCCAAGGCCATTTCGTCCAACACCATGTGGGGAACATTATACTCGACAAAAGAGTCTTTGTTGAGCCAGGTGGTACATTGATAATTAAATCATGCTTCTTAGGCTCCTTATTTGCTACTCTTATGGCAATTTCTTCGAGTTCCTCACAGATAAACTTTATATGCCAGTTTGGTTGAAACGCATGTGAACTTACAACAGGCCAAAAGTACTGAAGAAACTCATAAAGGCTTCTATTATTGATTTCACGTTGGGCGAGTAGGGGATTTTGGACAATTTCACGGAAAATATCCTGTTTGGTAATAACCGCTTCTCTGGTATAGTTATTCTCCCGTTCCATTTTGTCCTTGTTGCATACCGAGTTTTAATGCGAGTTTCAGTTCTTCGGTATTGAGCATTTTCAAATCGAGTTGATTTATGTTGTTTATTGTAATATTTGTACTTCCTGCATTTCTTGATGCTTCGTCACACCACTCATCTCTTTGACGAAGATTCAGATACCTGTATTGTGCAATGGGATCACCACACTTATGCTTCTTTATTGTCTTAGTACTAATCTTCCCCTCGGAACTTTCAAGTGTCTCCACTTCTTCATAATCGTACCCAACGCATGAAAGCAAAAAAGCCACACCTACCGAATGGTTGATTTTGGCTTTTGCTTTTGCTATGATTTCGTTAAACTCCGGCTTATCTCTTTTCCACTTCTGAATTGTCGTTGTACTGACATCAAGTGCTATTGCAAGCAGTTCATCTGTTGAACCGAGTTTGCACATCTCATAGACTTTATTGAGAAAGCTGTTATCCCATTTGGAATTCTGCTGAACATATGATGGACTGCTTCTTTCAAGTCTTAAAAATGAGCTTTTATTTGACATATCCAAAAAATTTAGGGAAAATATACAAATATATATTCACATAACAATAGCATTTTAACGTATGACTATAAAATATGTTTCATTTAAGGGTTAATATTTTATTTTGTAAGCCAGTAAAAGACTATCAATGAGAACAAATAGAATGCTTTCTACTACAAAAATAAAAATGCTATAAATTTAAAGATTGGTTTTAAGACAGGATAGAGGATATTTACTATCTAAATATTTGGAAATTGCCTGAAAAAATTTAGCTAAGCACGATGATTTTTAAAATTGCTTAGACACACCCCCTCATGTAATGGTGCTTTGCATCAGTTCTTCTATTAAAATCAGTTATTGCTTTGTTTCTTTTTATCAATATCGGATCATTCTTTAAACGTTCTAATTTTATTGGTAAATCAATAAGTGCTTGTTCTACCTTCTTTATTCGTTGTAATGCTCTATATACTTTCCCACGTTCCTTAGAATTTTCATATAATCTTCCATCGGGATGATTCTTTGAAATTTTCATCATTTTTGAAAACTGACTTCTACTTTCTGTATTTTGATATCGTTCATGTTGTATTATCCCCATTTGTATTTTTGTCCCCTCTGTTTGTGGTCTTCCAAGCATCCCTCCACCATTCACATTATTACTTTCATTAAAATAAGGTTTGTATTTATCAATATAATGCTGTTCTCTTTCTTTTAATATTTCTTTTGAACAATATTCTTTAACTTTAAATATCATATCATCTACTCCAAATTTTCTGCAATGTCTGTTTAATTTAAAATTTGAATGCCCTCCCTTTTTTAATAACCAAAAATGATCATGTTTTCTTCTTTTAAGATTAAAACTACTACCAACATAAATATTATGAGTAATAGTAGATCGCAAAAAATAAACACCTATTTGTTTTTCCATAACAAATAAAATAAAGCCCCCTACGGTAAAAGGTGTATCAGTCTTTCATAGAAGAAAAGAATGCAATTACTTTCGGGGGCTGTAAATATCTTGTCATTATTGTTTTTCTGATACACACAGCAAATATACAGTATAGTTTTAACATCAAAGTCAATTTTCAGAATAAATTTTTGAAATTTTTATACAGGCCATTTCTTAATTGTATTTTTTGGTAAGGGGTAAGTCAAAATTATTATATTATTGGAAAGATATTATTGGATATTCTATATTAAAATATACTCCATACAATATTAAAACATATTTCGGATAAAATTTTCTCATAGTGTTAGCCCTTATTCAGCCAGACCCTCCTTTTGCATCCGCCAAGCAGGGGGACCGGATACATATAAACATATAAACATATAACCTGATGTCAATATAACCATATCAGGGACCGGACAAGCCGGATCAGATAAGACTATTATATTACTATCCGGTCCCGTCCCCAGATAGTAATATGTTAACCTGGATATATCAATTGTTTATTGTCGTATCAGATAGTACTATTATATTATAGATATGGATCCTTTGTCCGGACTGCAGATATATGTTTGTCAATAGTATTTATATTGCGTTTCTGACCTTTGTTTGTATCAGATAGTACTATTATACTATTGTTTATTGTCCTATTGTCATAAGGCAAAGTATCAGGGACGGTGGAATGCTACGGAATAAACTGACTATTTTACCTATAGTCATACTATCTATATACCTGGATAAGGTATTAATTTATATCAGTTATTATAGTATTGTCTTATCTGGAATAACTTCTAATTATAATCTCATTGTATTAATAAACTTCTTTATTTTCTTATTTAGAATTATTATATATAAAGTTTATTTTTAAATAATTGTTTTAAAACATTTGTTTTAATCAAATATGTTTTTTATCTTTGAATTGTTATTAATACTTACTTATTATGAAATCAATTGTTATTGCTAGTGTACGTTGTACCCTCAACCCGTCTCAATTAGTCCATAAATATAATGATTCATGGACTGTGAGCCCCCGATCGTCTTACTCTTGAAATCCCGTCCGGTTGGACTGGTGAACGTCTTAAGGCATGGAAAGATGCCCACAGGACCGAAGCTATTGAGATCCTTGCATGGACTGATGATTCAGGCAATAGGCTTGATGACTGTGGTGACCTTGATGACTGTGGTGACTCTTGCAAGCCGGAGTGAGTCCGGCATATTGAATCTAATTGCCGTTATTGGTTGTTTTGGTGATTATTATACCTTTTAAGTTAACTACAATTTTTTCGGTTTTCTTACTTACTCAATATTGAATTATTGTTTATTGACTTAATACTTATTATTTGGTATCTCTCTTTAGCATGAACCATAACGGTTGAGTGCTATGATTATGTGGCGGTGCACACCACTTTAGAATTGAAATAAATTACCACAAATGTGGTTATCTTTGATTCATCAATAAGATACAAAACAAATAAAAATTTTAAAAATGAAAGCAACAGAAATTTTAAACTCGGTAAAAGGCACAAACTTCACAGTAAGAGTTTATTCGAACACTGAAATTTGCCTGATGGAAGACAATGACAGAGCAGACAACAGTAGTTTTGCAGTATTGGTTGAAAGAAGTGGAGATTTCGAAGACTACGTTGATGAAAATCACAAAGTAATGACTGATGATTGTGGGGATGAATATGTTGAATGGTTGAATGAAGATTTAAACACACCTTTCACAGATGAAGATATTGAAGAAAGAATTGAATATTACGAACAATTCAGCAACTAATGAGTGCACAAGACTTAATTAACTGGGGGGAGCTTTCACGGCTCCTTTCCGGTTCTCGGATGAACATTCGGAAAAACAGGATTCCAGAAAAGTACAAAGAACAGGTTACAAGCCTTGTTAATTGCATCAAAAACTGGCAATCCGAAATCCAAACGGCGAATGCCGAAGCGGGCGGGCAAAAAAATAAAAACAACTTGCAGGATGGTGATTAAATGCTCTGTAACCGCCATTAATTATAGCACGTGTTACCACGGCGAAGCGAACGTTTTAATGCGTGGTAACAAGTTTATAAACTTACTCAAATGAAACTAACAAATTTAATTTGTCTGGAATCAAACGTTAAAATTTACATTCCAGGGACCACAAATGTAAATCAGAAAACCGACAATTCTAAATATATCAATTTAGCATTGAATTTGTTTTCTGGATACTTTGGCGGATCAACTAAATATCAGGCAATCGGTACATGGATCAGTCCGGTCAATGGATTAATTAAGGAACGGATTAACATTGTTGAGTCATATTGCACCGAAAATGATTTAAATAATAACATTGATGCAATTATAGACTTTTGTAAAAAACTAAAATTTGAACTAAATCAGGAAAACATATCTTTGGAAATTAACAATAAATTATACTTTGTTTAATCATTTAAAATTTACGACAATGAAAACTATTAAATCATTTTTCCAGTTAAGTATTTCAGAAAAAATACTTTTGGTTGCTATTTTCGTACCGTTATTTTTTGTAACGGTCTGCAGACTTCTCACTGAATTGAAAACTATTTTCTAAATCATTTAAAACTTACAAAAATGAAAACAACTAAAAAAAGAATTCGCAAATATGTATTTATTAACGGACTGAGATACATAAAACAATCAAATTGCCTGGTATTGGATCAGATTGTAAGAAATACAATTGATCAATTCCACAATTACAGTAATTTACAAACAATTTAATATTTACTACAATGAAAACGAAAAAAGAAATTTTAGGAAATACGAATTGCATAAAATCAAAATTCGTTGATTGCAATACTTTGAAAATTGACTTTGAAAACGGATCCTCTTCAATACGTTTTCATAATACGGATATAATAACATTTAATCCGGATAATACAATTGTATTGAATTCTGGAGGGTACCGGACCCCGACTACAAAGGATCGAATAAACAAATTTAGTCCGGTCCGTTTATATCAAAACAAAGGTTTCTGGTATTTTAACGGAGGATCTTTGTTTTATGATAATTGTATTATCAATAATGAAGGAAAACTATTGAGCAAACCATTGAATAATGAAAAAACAGAAAACAAAGTTAAAAAGCTAAAAAAGCAAATATCCGATTATTGTAATTTGATAACAAAGGATAATTTGCCATTGCCTGAACCTGGAGATTGTTGGTTGTGTCTATTTATGGATAAGGAGGGAAAGGAAACGGATCATTTGTTAACTCATATCAGGGAAAAATATTTGCATGGATCCATTATTGTTAACGCAATGAGGGAAAATAACTACAGGGACGAACAAATAAGTTTATTTTTTCATATGAAACTTATTGATCAGATAAAAAGATCCGTCCGTAAATATTTACAAAAACATCTTATTTCAAATATTGCAATAAAGTAAGAAAATGAATCATTCAGATTTTAATCAGATTGTCAAAAATAGAATTTTTGAGTCTGCAAATAACAAATTATACTTTATTTAATAACTTAAAATTTATGACAATGAAAACGTTAAGAAACTTTTTAAATCTGGATCCTTTGGAAATATTATTAATTGTTTCAATCTTCCTTCCTTTGCTTATTGTTACAATCTGCAGAGTAATTACTGAATTGAAAACCATTTTTTAACCTTAAAAACTTACTACAATGAAAACTAAAATCGAAATTAAAACTATTTGGGGTGAACTTCTTTTTGAATTTGAAAAAGAAAACAACTCTATAAAAGACACTTTAACAGAAGCCGTTAGCAAGGGTGCAGACTTGCGGGGAGCAGACTTACAGGGAGCATACTTGCGGAGAGCATACTTGCGGGGGGCATACTTGCGGGGAGCAGCCTTGCAGGAAGCAGACTTGCGGGGAGCAGCCTTGCAGGAAGCAGACTTGCGGGGAGCAGACTTGCAGGGAGCAGACTTGCGGGGAGCAGACTTGCAGGGAGCAGACTTGCGGGGAGCATACTTGCGGGGAGCAGACTTGCGGGGAGCAGACTTGCAGGGAGCATACTTGCGAGGAGCATACTTGCGAGGAGCAGACTTGCAGGGAGCATACTTGCGAGGAGCATACTTGCGAGGAGCAGACTTGCAGGGAGCATACTTGCAGGGAGCAGACTTGCGGGGAGCAGACTTGCAGGGAGCAGACTTGCAGGGAACATACTTGCAGGGAGCAGACTTGCAGGGAACAGACTTGGAAAAAATCTATAATCGAACTACAATACTCCCTGAGGGAGAGTTGATTGTCTGGAAGAAACTGCAAGATAATCTCATTGCAAAACTTCTTATCCCAATAAAAGCAAAAAGAGTCCATGCAATAGGATCAAGAAAATGCAGGTTTGAGTTTGCAAAAGTCATTGCAATTTATGATGGCAAAAAGCACGTTACAGAGGGAAAAGGATTACATGGTTCAAATTTTATCTATAAAAAAGGAGAAATTGTAAAGCCTGACAAATTTGATGATTCTCCATTAACTGAATGTGCAAATGGCATTCATGCTTTTATTACAAGACAAGAGGCTGAAGACTTTAATATGTAATGCTATAAATTGCTCCGGAGACAATTTTTACTGATGCAATGGAATGACAGGAAGCGGAAATTGGTATAAAGGTGGATTTTTCCCGTTTCCGATATGTAATAAACCGTCTCAATTAATTGTTGACCGGTCCCTAAATGAAGTCTGGAAATTTGTTAAAAAACTCAATAATTAACTCAAAAAAACTTACAAAAATGGAAACTGAATTTAATTACAAAGGATTTACGGTCAAAATTACTCCGGATGAATTCAATGATAAGTCTCCGAATGATTGTGGAAATACAGATGTTTTCCTGGTTTATGATCATCGGGATTTTTGCATAAAAAGAGACGGATTTGATCCGGAGGATATTTATGAGGCAATTATTGAAAAAAATGAAAAATATGACAATTATTGGTATTTTCCCGTATTTGCTTATATTCATTCCGGAATATCATTATCATTAAAAAGATGGTTCCCTGGATTGCCTCAAAGTCACAATGAATTTGATGTATCATTCAAAGGATTTATTTTAGCCAAAGATGAATTTTATAAAACTTCGGAGGAAGCTTATGAAGTCTGCAAAAGTGAAATAAATACCTGGAACGACTATTTATCCGGAAATGTCTGGAATTATTGCGTTTATGACAATGAGGAAAATATTGTTGACTCCGTTTGTGGTTTTTACGGCAATCCTGAAAAATCGGGAATAATTGGGGAAGCAAAAAATTCCGTTGACTGTGAAATACGGCAAAGAATGAAAAAACGTATAAATCAGATAAAAACGTTTATTAAAAACTCCGTCCCATATGAAAAAAGACAGGAATTAATTTTAAGCCTATTTTAACGCAATTTAAGACACTTTTATATAAAAACATATCTGAATATTACTGCAAAGGAGAAAACGGATAAAAACGTCTCCTTTGCAGTCAAAATTGAAAATTCAATTTATTAACTTACTTAATACTTATTATTATGAAAACTTCATTAATTTCAAAAATTGCCTCAATTGTTCAGGCAAGGGAAAACTGTAAAAAAGATAATCCGATATGGTTTGAAAAACATTCTGATTATTTATTGGAATTGGAAAAATATTTGCCTCATGGATCCAGTATTGATTCAGGTTGCAAAATTAATCTGGAATTAAGCAAACCGGGTAAAATCATTATCAATTTTGGATATCATTGTATGGATGAAAATGGTTATTATGATAATTGGCAATATTATAATTTAGTTGTTACTCCATCATTCCAGGGAATTGATTTACGACTAATCGGAAAGGAAAGGTCAAAATATCAATTGAAGGATTATTTATATGATGTTTTTGACAATTGCCTAAATGAAATTATTGAATTTAATCCAGTTAATTAACAATTTAAAAATTTACAAAAATGAAAACATTTAAAATTAATGACAAGTATCAAATTGATTGTTGGTCTGAAAATACCCGTTACGGATTCAGACATTTAGCAAATTTATACCGGATCGGATTATCGGGTACCACAGTTTGTATTGAAAAAGCAAAAGTCTGTTATTATAACAGAACATGGGAAAGTTTTGAATTTGAAACGGTAATTAAAAAACTATTGAGTTTTAATACTGACATAATTCCCAAAGGTACACAAACCAGATTTTTAAATAAAATATCCGGTAATGTCAAAAAAGAAATAAAACAAAACTTTGGTTTTATTAGTGCAATTGCAAAAATGGGTGAAATACTTTGCAATGATCAGAAGGAAAAAAATGACTGGAAAACCAGAATGTTAAAAGCTGGTTTACCTGGATTAGATATTCCGGAAGACTGGAATACATTAACAGAGGAGGAAAAAGAAAAAAGATTGAACAATGTAATAAATGAATTACAGAAATAAACAAAAATATTATTATTGCCGACATTGTGGGGAAAAGTATCTTACAATGTTTGATGCAAATTTATGTTTTGAAATTGATATGAAAAATTTAACCAAAATTAAACTGAAAAATGAAAACAAAAATAAGTCTTAAAAAACCTGAATATCATCTTCAGGTTGGGGGGATATGAGGAACCCGTTAACGCAATTTGTGGAGCAAATAATACCGGAAGTTATTCCGATAGTCCATGTCCTGAAAAAACTTGTCTGGCAGAATTGGAAAAAGCAAAAAAGATATTGTGAAAAAATAAAATTCCATTTAGACAAACCTGGTGTAAAACTACAAACGTCTTTTGTATTCATGGATATATTGTGGTCCCTGCAGAATTGAAGGAAATGGCAAAAAATCTTATTGTGCATTTACCACAAGAAACCAGACTATTATATTTGACTAATTAAAAACTTACTGAAATGAAAAACAATAATTATTTGAGAAAAATTTTCCTCATCATTGATGACTGGAAAAATGACTTTGAAAACTATTCAAAAATTGAATCCCTCAGGGACTCATTTATGAACGCCAGGACTGAGTATGAAATTGATACAATAGTTATGGCTAATCTGAAATTTATTGATCGTGTAGGATTGTGGAAATTGGCAAATAACGCAAAAAAACGTATTCACAACCTGCAGATAACAAAATTGAAACTTACTGAAAAATTTTATTTAAATTAAAATGAAAATTTACAATGCCCATTATTCAAAAAATGGATTGTTTGTTTCTCTAATACATTTGAAGGCAAAAAACCTCAGAGAAGCAAAAAATCTTGCAAAAATACATAAGCAAAAAATTGCAGAAATTAAAAATTCTGACAATGTAAAAATTGAAGTCAATCACATTCATATTTAAAAAACGGAAAAATGATATTAAAAACAAAAACTCAGATAAAAACATATGACAATCTGAAATTTAAATTCATGTCAGATTTATATATGGGAGAACTATTAGATACTTCAATATTCATAAATGGAGCTCCTCTCTGTACCATTGCCGGAACAGATATTCAAAACTTTTATGATTTATTTACTGAATTAATGAAAAAATATAGAATATGAATAAGACTGCAAAAATGGCAGTCAATGAAAAAGGTGAGAGAGTTATACAAATTCAATTTGAATACAATCTGGATACTTTAATACAAGTCAGAGAATTACCTGGACGAAAATATTATCCTGACTGGCATTACTGGTCCACACCATTGAATATTGAAACTCTTAATACTTTGCTTCATTGGCAGTTTACAATAGATGACAGTCTCCAAAAATACATGGAGAAGGTCAAAAACAGGTCTGATAAAATTCTCAGAGATGGGATTCCGGACCTTAAAGGAACTCTTTTTCCTTTTCAAGCAAAAGGAATATCATTTGTTGAAGCGCATGACGGCAGAGCATTAATAGCTGATGAAATGGGGTTAGGGAAAACTATCCAGGCAATTGGATGGATGCAATTGCACAGAGACAAAATTCCCGTTGTTATTGTTTGTCCTGCAAGTCTGAAATTTAATTGGCAAAATGAAATTGAAAAATGGCTTCCGGATCCGTCCATTGAAGTCTTATCCGGAACAAAAACACACATACCAAAAAAGGATATTGTCATTATCAA